TTAATCATCGGTGTCATGGCACTGACGGGCGCTGAGCCCATACCATCGAACGTGGCGAAAGTGTCTTGGACTGAGCCTCGCGCGCGCCACAATGCCGCTGCATACATAAGCGTACCCAGCGTGCAATCGTGGCCCGGGCTTGTGGTCAGACTATCAAAATAGCCAGACTCCTGCCTACGCCGATAGGCAAAGTCGTTAGCAGCAGCTCGAGCCTGCGTAGCAAGCGTGTAGTCATCGCTTGGGTTAGTGATATCCACCCCAAGATAAGTAACTAGTTCTGCCACTGTTACCCATGTGCAATTCTGCGTGTAAGTGATAGTGCCAGTGGCTGTTGCTGTGCGTTCAACGTCTGTGCCGGTACAAGCAAAGAGCACCTGATTAGGAATGCTGACATTAGCGTTAAACAGCAGGTCACCTTCTGTGTCTATGCCGATGTACTCATACTTGGGCATGGCATAGACAACAAAGGTGCCGTTGAAGGGTGCAGCAACACTGGCAACAGTGATGGATTGACCCACCTCTATTTCAGTATCGGTCAGTGTTTGTAGCACTGCATAGTTGTCTAGCAGTTGCTTAAAAGTGACTGTGTATGTAGCCATCGGCGGTAGCCGCCTTTCGGACTATGAAACTGTGATTTTTTGTACTTGCTTTGCGTCAGCGACAAACAATGAGGCATAGCCGTGATAGCTCATGACTTTGCCCAATGTGGATGGTTCGTCACGTGTAAGCAATCCGCGAATGCTTTCATAAAACTCTATCGCAGCGCCACGAGCTACAACCATTGTGCCAGCCGCAAAGTTGCGGTCAGCTACAAGGTTCAAGCCAAATGGGTTGAAAGTGTTAGCCACTGTGATATTTGCAGCGCCCATTCCGTTTACTCCCATAAGTCCAGCTGCACCCACGTATGGGAACACTGGTCGCTTATCTGCGTCTAGCTGTGCGCCAAGAGCTTGCCATACGCCGGGTGCTACAAAAATGTGATCAGGCAAAAAGTTTGTGTCTAGCAAAATGTTGTATGCAGCAGTGTAGATGGCTGAAATTAAAGTGCTTGGGTCGTTGGCTGTTACTGACCATGTAGCGCCTGATGCAGTTCCACCAGCAACCAAGCCATCAGCGGCAAGGTTGTCAGAAGCCTGCATGTACTGGCCCATCAAGTCGTTAATGATGATGTCCATCGAGCCGGGGCTCGTAAAGTCCACATCCTGAATTGAGAGCTGAACCTGCCCAGCCAGCGTAGTTTTGCTGATTACGTTTGAGGCAATCACAGGGGTAGTTGCTGACACTGCTGTGAGCTCTGTGCTCTGAGTTGCAACGCTGGTGTGAGTTGTCCATGTTGGGCGAATAAATGTCTTTTGTGTTCCGCCGTCTGGATAGGCGCGAGCACCGATGGCTGCAACTACTGGACGGATTGCTTGGTTAAGATTCGCAAATACAGGCCCGAGCACTGGCACTGGCAAAAGACCCGGCGTGTCTGTTGTAAGAACGTCACCAGCTGCAAATTGGAAAGCTGATTGCTTGGAAGCAACATAGTCACGTGCAGCTGCAGCAACATTGTCAAAGGTGGTGCCACCGATGTGCATAGCGGCGAGGTATTCGCCCGGTGTTGGCAGGTCAAACTTGCGCTTAGGTTGTGCGAAAAGTGCTGATGCTTCGATTACTTCTGGGGTTGGTGTTTCTGACACTGGGTTCTCCTGTGGTTCTGTAACTTCAGGCTCATCGGGTGCCGTTTCTGTATTATTGCTTACTTCATCCTCTGATGTGGGGATACTCGCTGCAACATCTGTGATGGTAGCACCGCTAAAGGCTGGCTGTGGTACAAGTGACAACTCCATCCAATCGGCTGCTTCCACGATCATGACACCATCTTCGTTAAAAGTGAATTTTGTGGGATTTACACCAACACTGACGGAATCAAGCACCTGATCTAAAGCCAAGGTCAGCGCAGAATCGCCAAGAGGGGTCGCACTCACTTTTGCTACGAAGTACATGGCTTCTTCGTCATCGGTGCGCTCGGTGACAAGGCCAATGGCCTGCGTGGAGTCATGGCTCATGTAAAGTTTTGGGGCTTTGCCGTCTGTGGGCAGTGAGCCCGGCAAGAAAGAAACTGTCTGCCCACCTGAGACTGTGGCCTCAGTGTTGTACGGCAAGGCAATGCCAGTAATGGTGCGCTTAGGGCTGCCGTCTTGGGCTGCATCTATTGAAAATGTTGAGCTGGTAAAGCGCATCATGCTAGGGACTCCTGTGTGTTTTCTTCTGGTTCGTTTTCGGGCATTTTGTCGGCTACATAGTTTTCTTCTAGGTAACTGTCTGTATCAAACTTTACATAGGTGCCACGTGGCAGCACGTTATTCATTGACAGCGTTGAGGCTATGCAATCGGCGTATGGCTTCACGCCAAAGATGTAAAGGTCGGCTCGTGATTGCTCACTGCTGGTGTAGGCATAAGCGCCAGTGGCAACACCTACAAGGTAGGGGGGAACACCACATAGGCGTGCCAGATCTAGCGCTGAATACTGTGCTGACTCAATCATCAGCATTTTGTCTGGGGTAGCAGTGCTGGCTTCATAGCTTAGAAACTCATTAAGCACAGCGGTCTGGCTGGTTAGTCGAGCCTCTTGAAAGGCTTGGCCAATCTCTGAAAGTTCCTGAGCGCTCAACGGTTCGCCGCCAGTTTGTTTCAGCACGCCACTAGGTAAGGAACTCTGCGCATTTTTATAGCGTGATTGTTCTACCTTTAGCGCTGTAGCAATGGTCTGCTCTGAGCTGTAAATAATGCCCTGAATAGGGCTAAGGAATTGCACCACATTGCGATAGTCCAACTCGTTACCAGCAAAACTTATGGCCTTTGAGGGCTGATAGAAAACAGGCCCCTGCTCATCGGCTGTGTGTATAGAGCCCATCGGTAACAGTTGAAACTTAGATGGAAAGCCATCTTGAGTGCGTTCGGTGATGTACCACATAGCCCGACCGAAGAACAAAAGTGAGTCCAGAGTCCATGCCATTAAGTGGTTGTAAGTAACAGCTGGGTCTGGCTGGCGTAACCACGACCTAGGGGCTAACGGTATTTCTTCCATCTCGCCAGTGGCATCGTTAAACATTTCGCCGTACATTTTCAACGGCATACAACCAATGACGGAAGCCAGCAAATCACGTGATCGAGACACGGTAGCCAAAGTCATAGCACGATCACGAGCCACACCGGACTGGTAGTTGTAAAGGTTTTTCAATGGGTTAGTGCTGTTGCCAGTTGGCGCATACCCAACAGCGGCCTGCACAGATGGTGTGGAAATAGCAGCTTTAGTTACTGGCTTATTGAAAATACCCATAGCGGTAGTATGCCACTTTCTGTCGGGTGTGTGTGGTACTGCCCTGCTCATCCCGACAACGCCCAGAGCAGTACCGTTTTTATACTAGCGACTGACTACTACCATCATTGGTTTGCCTGCTTGCTTAGGTCGTGACGCTAAAGCAGCAGCCCAGATTGTGCAGCGAGCCAACTCAATAGGCCCGGGTGAACGCTTACTGCTGAGGGCTAATTGGTTGCTTTGCATAATTGCCACTGATCTGTTCATGTGTTCAGCAAGGTTTTGCTCACCTCGGTGCACCAGTTTGCCATCGTTAATTTGAGCCCTGATTAGTGATGTGTAGCGCAACAGTTCGCCATAGCCCACAACTTTTGTGCGCCTCATCAACGGCAAAGGCACGTGGTGTTCCAGCGCTGGGGTGACAGCCAGCCCAAGTGTTGGGTGAGCAGCACAGACTTCAACCATTGCCTGCTGGCACTCGGCCAAAGATTGCACGACAAACTCAACCGAAACATGAACGATGCCGACATCATCTACAGCTGCACGAACAGCGACATAGCGAGAGCCATCTAGGGAAGAGTCACAAGCAAGCCAGCCATTATCGGGCCCTTGAATATCTGACAGGCAGGCATCCCACTGCCCGGGCTGTAGCCAGCACGCATCAGCATTGACAAACTGGTTAAGGCTGGCACGCAAGAAAGATGATCTGTCTGGGTGTTCGGCATCTATCAACATTGACTGCAGCTCTAGGGTTTGACCTAGTGACGGGTTAGCCCAGCCCCACCATTGTGTATCCATGACATCAACACCCGGCGGTGGTGACCATTCCGCAAAGTAGAAAGCCCCGGCACGTTGCTCACCAATAAGTGACAGCCCAAGTTCCCGATATCGAAGCATGGCAGTTGAAGCCTCGGTGCCAGCAGTGGAAGTCATCACCATCATGGGCGAGCCACCAGCAGTGCGCACGTTACGAGCCTTCATAGTGGGGCGCAAAGAATGAGCCATCACAGCATCATCCACTGCGTAAATCTCATCCACCCAAATCAAGTCAGCCGATAAACCCATTCCGGCACTTGGCGTAGCTGCTTTAATGAACCAGCGTGAGCCGTCAGGCATCGCCAACTCCATACGGCCATACCCCCACTTAGGTTTAGCGCCAAAATACGTTTCTAAAATTGGGGCTAAGAATTGGTACTGCAAGTTAGCCAGTGGTAACTCATGGGCAGAACTAATCACGGTCTGAGGTTTGCCACGTAGCGCCGCAATAGAAGTCAGCCAAGTGCCAACAATGGCCTGCCCCAAAACAGTCTTACCATTTTGACGAGCCACAGTGATAAGCCCAGAACGATTAACAAGATCACCCGACTCATCAGACTCAAGCAAGCCCATCGCTGCGTGCACCTGCCAAGCCATCAACTCAATACCCATGTACTTACGAGCAAACTCAACCACCAACTCTGCGTACACAGAAACCCCAGTAGTCACAGTTTCCAATCTGGGCAAAACCCGACCAACCACAGACTGATCAGACCAGTTCTCGCCAGTCTCGGCCAGTTCACCGCCAGTTGGCGTTATCTTGCGTTCGTAAAGGCTCGGGGTGGAAAAATTTGGTAAAAAAATGGGTTTTGGGTTGTGTGT